AGCTCACGGAATAGGTGATAGTAAAGAACTTGATATGTTATTAAGTATTAAACAAGACGAGACTAACTCAAGTACAATAGATTCTCTTGTTGGAATATTGTTAGCTATTAATAGTGAGTTATGGGATATTGAGGACGGTAAAAGGCAATGTGAAAAAGTTAAAGATTTTGGAACTAAATTTATTGAGCTCTCTCGATCAGTATATATACTAAATGATATGAGAGCAGATGTTAAAAGAAAAATTAATGAATTGACTAACTCAGATTTTATTGAATATAAATCACACTCAGTGGAGTAATATTATGTTATCAGAATTGAAAATGTTGCTAGCAAATGATGATAAACTTGCCGAAGCACTTAGTCATGTAAATCCTAGAAAACCTAAAAATGTAACATTGAAAAGAATTGGATCTCCGCATGACGGCGGATATATTATGATTGATGATTATATTCATACATCAAACCCTGCGTATTCTTTTGGTGTTGGAAGAAATGTGTCATGGGAATCACATATGTCAAAAGAATATAAATGTGAGATTCATATGTACGATCACACTGTTGATCGCCATAATAGTAATGATCCTAATTTAGTTTTTCATAAAGTTGGGATAGGATCTAGTAATACAGATAAGCTAAAAACAATAGAACAAATTATAAAGGATAATGGCCATAGTGATGTAAAAAATATGGTATTACAATGTGATATTGAAGGAGCTGAGTGGGATATTTTCACAAGTTCTTCTCAGGAAACGTTATGTCAGTTTTCACAGATGACTATTGAATTTCATTGGTTAGGTGATATGTTAACAAATGATGTAAAACATCCAGATGGCTATGATAAAATTGTTAATACATTTAAAACTCTGAGGGAAAATTTTACTCCATATCATATTCATGGAAATAACCATGCTAGGTCATTTTTAATAAATGAAAAAACATGTGCTGAAGTTATTGAAGTTTCTTATGTACGAAACGATCTAGTAGAATTTACAGATGACGACGTTATATTTCCAACTAAATTAGATAACCCTAATCGTGTAAGTAGAAAAGAAATAATGTTAGGAAATTTTAAATGGTAACAGATATGGAAAGGTATGACAAGTGAAAAGATTAATATATCAGGTATATGTTGGCAAAAAATCTAAACTGTATGATCACTGCGTAGCTTCAGTAAAAGCATATTGTAAAAAATATGGTATTGATCACGAGGTACAAAAAACTCCTATTCTAATGATTAAGCCCGATGTTTTTCAAACAAATAGAAGTAAAGAATCGTATGAAAAATATGGTGGATATTTACCAATCTATGAGAAAGAGAATGCTTTTGCATATCTAAAAAATTATGATCAAGTAGCCATTATCGATGCTGACATATGGATTAGGCCAGACGCACCAAATATTTTTGAAGACTTAGGTGAAGAATACGCTTTTGGCGGAGTTGTAGAAAGAACTATGCCACTTAATTCGGCATATAAAAATAAAATTTACAATTATTCAAGAATGCAATATGGTAATCTAAAAAGTATAGATTGGAAATGGAATGATTTAGGTGCTGAATTCTTTAACATGGGAATGATGGTAATGAATAAAAAAATATCTAAATATTTAAGAGGTGAAACACCTTTACAATTTATTCGTAGGCCAGAATTTAAACCATTTGTTGATGGACTGAGTGCATGGAAATGGTCAACAGATCAGACGCTTCTAAATACTTGGGTAAAAGAAGAAAAGATGCCAGTTAAGAATATGGATTGGAAATGGAACGGACTATTTACAGCTAATACCAAAATTAAAGAATGCCATTTTGTGCACTTTTTTTTAAAAGACAAGTTGCCCAACCGCGGTGAGAATGTAGATGAACTAAGAAAGTTAGTAGAGTGATACAAAAATTTTTTATACATATTCCAAAAAATGGTGGAATGACTATTAGGCGAAGTAACATTGCTAGACCTAAAGTAATGCTTGCTACGCCAGATACTCATAAAAATCAAAATTATGCCATATCTGTTAGAAATAAAATGCAGCAGTTAGGTGAGCATGACGGATTTGAGCATGCTAGATGGAAAGATATTAATAAAGAATTACAAGATAAAATGATTTTTTTTGCAATTGTAAGAAATCCTTGGGATAGAGTTGTATCAAGATATTTTTTTGCTAAAAAAGTCATATATCACGAAGAAGGTTCTAATCAGTTTGGAAAAACAGATTACGCAGATACATCTTCGTTTGAAGCATTTCTCGATGAAAGACATAAATGGGGCGAGTCAGAATATATGTGGCATCGAGCTGTGCGAGGCTGGTATCCAGCAAAAGATTACGTGACATGTGATAAGGGCATTATGCGGTGTGATATTTTACGTCTTGAACATTTAGATGAAGAAATATGCAAATATTTAAATTTACCATTTATGACTGGACCAAGAAATGTAACTGCAATTAATAATAAGCGTTATCAGGATATATATACTTCAGAAACAATTCAAATTGTCGCGGATTGGTACAAGGATGATATTGATCAGTGGGGTTTTGATTTTGATACTTCAGCGCAAAAAAATTATTGGAGTGAGTAAATGATATCGAATGAAAGAATTTTGTTGATAAATAAAAAAAATATTATAAAGGACAATACTGATGAATGTACACTCTATAGATAGTAATAATTTAGAGGATTATTATAAAAAACTTTTTAAATATCACGCACAGCATGAACCAATTGAAGTGAAGGCATTTCATAATGATATTATAAGATGCGCTAATGAATGCGAAACTATAGGAGAATTAGGTGTTTTTCAAGGATGCACTCTTGCGGCAATTCTTATGACCAAACCAAAACAAGTATATGCTACAGATATTACATTAAAAACTATCAACCCTTGGATTAAATTATTTCAAGAATACGCAAAAGATAATAAAATAAATTTAACCTTTAATGAGATGAGTTCTACAGATAGTAGGTGTGTGAAGCAAGTTGATATGCTTCATATAGATTCATTTCATAATGCAAATCATTTACGTCAAGAATTAAAAATGCATGAAAATAGCGTTAAAAAATATATAGTATTTCATGATACTAAAAGTCAAAATGCTAGTCTACAATCGGTCATTGTTGAAATGATAAACTCAAAAATAGCTTGGGCGATTGATACACACTATACTAAAGGTAATGCCGGTCACACAGTTATTAAAAGAATAGGCTCTTGAGTTTAAATATTTTTATAAGCACTATAATGAGGGATCAATCGCAGAATATTCCTTATTATAATAATCAAATAAAAAAATTAGTGTCACATTTGAAAAAATTGAATATGACAACATATCTTTCAATATATGAAAATGATTCTATTGACAATACTGAAAATATTTTAAAAAACTCTCAATGGAATTTCATGGAAGATAGAATAGAAATTATTTCAGAAAATTTAAAAACAAAAAAATATGGATCGGTAATGGATTCTCAAAGGGTACACAATCTTGCCGCTGCTAGAATGAAAAGTATAAGAGTAAGAAATTGTGAATTTTTAAACAAATCAGATTGGGTGTTAGTTATTGAACCCGATTGTGCTTATAACATAGAAGATATTGAAAAATTAATTTTATTTAAAGAGAGATATAATTTATACAATGTAGATATTGTATCTGGTGTAACCATTAAAGATTTAAACAATTCACAAATGAAGTCTAGGGATACTTGGGCTACTAGAAAAACTAGTGAAGTACATCCTACTAAACATGATAACCTATATGATAATTGGCTGTTGGTTAATTATCAAAAATATTATTCAACATTTAATGCAGTGTGTTTATATAAATCAGAAGTTATAAGAAAGGGTGCTTCTTTCAGCGGGTATAACGAGAGATATAAAATGTTTGATTGTGACACCGCTGTTATATGTGAACAATTTCATGCACTTAATTACAGCGATATATACATAGATCATACAATTAGAAACGCACATTTTAAAACGGGTAAGGTTGATGAAAAAATATTAAGTTTGATAAAGTATTAGGAATAAAAAATGAATTATAAATATCCTCTAATGAAAAATATTGTAACTCAATTCGATAAAAATGCTATGATTGCATTTATTCAAAAAACGGATAGATTTACTAATGGTCAAATGGTTAAGAAATTTGAGAATGAGTGGAATAATTGGTTAGGTTCAAAATATTCATTGTTTGTATCCTCTGGTAGTACTGCAAATTTTCTATTAGTAGCTGCAGTAAAAGAATTGTATGGATTAAAAGATGGCGATAATGTTATAGTTCCCGCTTGTACTTGGATGACTAATGTTGCACCAATTATACAGTTAGGTTTAAATCCTATCTTTGTAGATATTGAAATGGACACATACGGATTTAATGTAGACTCTCTTCTTAAAGTTGAAAATCCAGAAAGTATCAAATTAGTATTCATTAGTCATTTGTTAGGATTGCGGTGTCCTGTTGAACGCTACAAAGAGATATTTCCTAATGCACAGTTTATTGAAGATATTTGCGAGTCTCATGGTATCACAAATGATGATGGTGATAAACAAGGTTCGGATTCTTTGGGTGCAACTTTTAGTTTTTATTTTGGTCATCATATGACTTCAGTTGAGGGAGGTATGGTTTCAACTAATAATGAAAAACTTTATGACTTAATGAAAATGAAACGTAGTCATGGCATGGCAAGAGAATCTTTATACTATGAAAAACATAAACAAGATAATCTAGATATTAGACCTGAATTTTTATTTATTACTGATGGATATAATTTTAGAAATACTGAAATAAATGCTGTATTAGCATCTTCTCAATTAAAAAACCTTGATAATTCTATAAAAATCAGACAAGATAATTTTGATTATTTCTTATCTTTTATGAACTCGGATAGATTTTATTTGCCATCAAACTCAAAAAATAATAGCAGTTTTTGTTTCCCAATAGTATGTAAAAATAAAAATGATTATAATGTATTATTAGAAAAATTTAAAAGTGCTAGTATTGAAACAAGGCCAATTATCGGTGGTAATCTTCTTAGACATCCTTTTTTAAAAGATAATAATATTCATGTGGTGGGGGGTGATACTAATGTAGATATTGTCCATAACCATGGTGTGTATGTGGGAAATAATCACATGATTGGACACGATGAATTAAGTATGTTAGAAAATATAATGGAGAATTTATAATATGAAAAAAAGAGCGTTAGTGACAGGAGTGAATGGTCAAGATGGTGCATACTTAGCAAAATTTTTATTGGGTAAAGACTATGAAGTTTATGGATTTGCTACAAGACGAGTCAATCAAAGGTTTGATAACTTAGATTGGTTGGGTATTACTGATCAAGTAAAAATTATTTTTGGTGATATGACAGATCATTCAAGCATATTGCATGCTATTAAAAAAAGTAAACCAGATGAAATTTATAATCTTGCTGCAATGAGTTTTGTTGGATTGTCTTGGCAAGAACCTATTCATACTGCGAATGTCGATGCGATGGGACCACTGTATTTACTTGAAGCTGTTCGTACATATTGCCCTGAAGCTAAAATATATCAAGCATCTACATCAGAAATGTTTGGTAATAATTGGGAAAATAATTTTACACAAAATGAGTTGACTAATTTTAGACCAAGATCACCTTATGGGTCAGCAAAAACTTTTGCTCACAATACAATGGTTAATTATAGAGAAAGTTTTGGTCTTCATACATCTTGTGGAATACTATTCAACCATGAAAGTCCCATAAGAGGGATTGAATTTGTAACTAGAAAAATTACTGATGGTGTTTCAAAAATTAAAAATGGATTAGTTGATCATATCACATTAGGAAACCTCAACACTAAAAGAGATTGGGGTTTCGCTGGAGATTATGTTGAAGCAATGTGGATGATGCTACAGAATGATCCAGACGATTATGTAATTGCCACTGGTGAAACACACTCTCTAGAAGATTTTCTTGATAGGGCATTTGCAAGGGCTGGAATAAATGATTGGTCAAAATATGTTAAAACTGACAAAAAATATATTCGGCCAGCAGAAGTTCCACATTTGTTAGGTGATCCAAAAAAAGCGAATGAAAAGTTAGGTTGGAAAACAAATACGAGTTTTGATGATCTTGTAAATATGATGGTTGATGCTGATTTGGAAAGATATGTATAATGCAGTTTAATTTTGTCACAACATTTTCTAATGAATATAGCCAAGGGTTTGGAATAAAAATGGCTGAATCTATAAAAAAATATTTTCCAGATAATGCTGATTTAACTGTATATTATGAAGGTGAAGCTTTACCACCGAGTAATTCTAAGGTAAAATATTTACCGTTTCCAATCGATAAAACTAATGTTTTTAAAAAGAAGTTTGGGCATAAGCAAGATCACATGGTTGGAAAATTACATCCAGAAAAAGATGTCTTAGTATACGATAGACAAAAAACTTTTAAATTTGACGCTATTAGATTTGCGTGGAAAGTATATGCAATGTTAGAACATCATGACAAATGTAATGCAAGATATATGGGGTTTATCGATGCTGATGTAGAATTAACTAAACAGATTCCAAGTGATTTTTTTAATACTTTAGTAAAAGAAGGAACATACGTTTCGTATTTAAACAGAACTAAGCAGCATACTGAAACGGGTTTTTTAATATATGATACTCATCATCCATATCATAAAACTTGGTGGAAAGGTATGAAAGATTTATATCAAAATGGAAGTCTATTTGAACTACAATATTGGACAGACAGCCATGCATTTGATCATTTATTACGACAAGCGATATTAGCTGGAGTTAATGTAAATCCCTTAGTGAATCCAAAAATAATGGACCACGGTTGGGGAGGTTCTCCTTTACGTTTTTATAGCGAACATTATAAAGGGCCAAAGAAGTACACCGTATGAAAATATTTATTACAGGCATATCAGGTTTTATAGGTTATCATCTTGCTAGAAAGCTCTTTTCTCAAGGCCATCATGTATTAGGAATTGACTCATATAATTCTTATTATGATGTTGCTTTAAAAAGAGCTCGAAGTGGAAAACTTGATGAATTAGGAATTGAAAATAGCTATGGTGATTTGACAGTATTAGCTTTTAAGTCACATTGGTTTAATAAATTAGAAGATGTTGATGTTGTTATACACTTGGCAGCATACGCTGGTGTTAGATATTCATTAGATCATCCAAAACTTTATATGGATAATAATATCATTGCTACTCAAAATTTAATTAGTGCGTGTGAAGAACATAAAGTAAATACAGTATTTTATGCATCCACATCATGCATTATGGCTAATAATCCTTTACCGTGGAATGAAGATGAAAAACTTGGACATCAGTCAAACCCATATGCTATATCAAAGGCCGCTAACGAATCACAATTCAAATGCAGTAAGATTCCTATTAATGTTGGATTAAGATTCTTTACTGTTTACGGTCCATGGGGAAGACCTGATATGGCATTGTTTGACTTTACAAAAAATATCATTGCGGGTAATCCTATTCGATTATTTAATAATGGTGACATGGTTCGTGATTTTACATACATTGATGACATTATAAATGGTATTAATATTTTATTACAGACAGCACAAAATACTCCAGATAAATTAGAAGATATATACTGTATAGGCCGTGGTGAGAAAGTAATGTTAATGGACTTTGTAGATGAGATAGAAAAGAATTTGAATCGAAAAGCAATACGTGAATTAGTGCCAATGCATCCTGCTGACGCACAAACCACTTGGTCTGATACTACTAAGCTACAAAAACTGGGGTATGATCCTAAGGTTTCAATTGCTGAAGGTGTGGAGAAATTTGTATCTTGGTACAAAGGTTATTACAAAGTCAACTGATACTATCCTCCCTACTAAAGAATACTCTTTATTATATCACATATACGCAACATTGTAAACCTATAAAGGTAATTAAATGAAAGCTTTTTGCATTACTGTTAAAGATAATCCAATTTCAGAAAAAGGATTTAATGCATGTTGGCAAAGCTGTAGAGATGCTAAAAACGATTTTAATGTAAAAAGATTTAACGCATCAACAGAAAGTACAGTTAAAAAAGAAATGATGAATTGGGATTTATTTTGGAATTATCCATGGGAAGGCAAAGTCAGCTGTATAGCAACAGGTCTTATTAAATCAGCATATCCTACAGCTGTCAAAACAAAACGTATGGCCGCAGCGGTATCTCATTTTCGTTTATGGACAGAGTGCTTTGAAAAGAAAGAACCAATTATAGTTTTAGAGCATGACGCATTTTTTATAAAAAAGTTAGATTACCAGTATCTTTTAGATTCAAAATATGATATAATAGGTATTAATAATCCTCTTGGTGCAACTCGCCGAGCTCAATTATTTTATGATATTATAAAAAAGAATAAAAAAGACATACAGCCAGTTCCAACTATCGACGAGTTCAATATTCCACAAGGACTGGCTGGAAACTCAGCATATATAATTAAACCATCTGGAGCTGAGAAAATGATAGAACTCGTCTTTAAATATGGCCTTTGGCCAAATGACGCATTGATGTGTAAACAATTAGTAGATAATTTAGGCGTTAGTAAAACATTCTATACAAGAGTTCAAGGGTTAACTAGTACAACCACTCAACATTAATTTAAAAAAGAAAGAGAAAAACAGAAATGAAAAAACTTTTAACAATCGTAGCAGCAGCCATGCTAGCAACAAGCGCATGGGCTGGGGATAAAGTTAAAGTAGGGTTCGTATATGTCGGACCAACTGGCGATCATGGATGGACATATCGTCATGATATTGGTAGACAAGATGTAGAAGCACATTTTGGCGATCAAGTAGAAACATTTTTTGTAGAGAGTGTAAGTGAAGGACCAGACGCAGAAAGAGTCATTAATGCTATGGTTCTACAAGGTGCAGACATTATCTTTACTACTTCATTCGGATATATGGAAGCTACACTAAAAATGGCTAATCGTTATCCACATATAAAATTTGAGCATGCAACTGGATACAAACAATCTAAAAATATGTCAAGCTATGGATTGCGTTTATATCAAGCAAGACATGTTCAAGGCATTATTGCTGGAATGATGACTAAGACTAATAAGATTTGTTATATTGGTGCATATCCAATTCCAGAAGTAATTCGTGAAATTAATACATTTTTTATGGGTGCCCGACGAATGAATCCTGATGTTGAGATGGATATTGTTTGGGTAAATACTTGGTATGATCCAGGTAAAGAATCTGATGCCGCTAAAGTTCTAATGGCACAAGGTTGTGATATGGTTGCACAACATACTGATTCTCCAGCACCGCTTCAAGCTGCAGAACAACAGGGTAAACACGGCTTTGGTCAAGCATCAGATCAAATTGCATTTGCTCCTGAAGCACAATTGACTGCTACTATTGATAACTGGTCACCTTACTATATTCGTAAGGTTCAAGCTGTTATTGATGGTAACTGGGAAAGTGAAGATTATTTTGGTCATATGAATGAAGGTGTTGTTATGATGGCACCATTTACTAATATGCCAGATAATGTTCGAGCGATGGCAGCAGATGTTATGCAACAAATTAGCGATGGTGAGTATTTTGCATTTACTGGTCCTATTAAAGATCAAGCAGGCGAAATTCGCATTCAAGCTAATGAAGTAGCTACTGATGGTGAACTAAATAGTATGAATTATTATGTTGAAGGAATCACTGCTCGATTCCCTGATTAATTATTGAAATGGGAGACCTTCGGGTCTCCCTTACTTTGGAGAAGTAAAATGATTCCTGTAATTGATTTAAAAAGCTCAAACGTTTTAACACAAATTGAAGATGCTTATACTACTGTTGGTTTTGCGGTATTTACAAATGCTCTTGATACACAAGACCAAACTGATATGAATTGTTGGTTTGATGAAATGAAATCATTCTTTGAATTAGATCAAGAGATAAAGAATAAATATCCATATGAAGGCGAGACTAATTTAGGATATAGCATTGTAGGAGACGAAAACGTAGATCCCACCGCTCCAAAGGATATGAAAGAAAGTTTTAATTATAATAATCAAAGAATGCCAGATCATTTGTGGCCAACTGAATTAAACGGATTCAAGGCAACAGCTCTTCAAAGTATTACTATTGCAGATAGACTTACACTTCGCATTCTATCAATGTTCGATAAAATTTTAAAATGTGATTCTACTTTAGTAGATACTCATATGAAACCTTTCAATACAACTAGAGTTATTCACTATCCAGCTTATACTGGACCTCTTGAGGATCGTCAAATGCGTATTGGCGAGCACAGCGACTATGGTACAATTACACTTTTATGGCAGATTAATGACGTTCCAGGTTTAGAGGTTCAAGATCTTGAAGGTAAATGGCATCCAGTTCCGTATGCGTCAAATGGAGTGGTTTGTAATATTGGTGACTTGTTACAGAGATGGACAAACGACTATTTTAAAAGTACTAAACATCGTGTAGTTAACAGCCATATACATAAGACTAGATACAGCATGCCGCACTTCGTTGATCCAACACCAGGTACTATGGTTAAAAATCTAATGGGCGGTACTGATAAATATGAACCCATTGAAAGTCTTGAATACTTGAAATGGCGCCTAGCACAGAGTTATTGATATGTTTAAAGCTTATGTAATTACTATAATGAATAATGAAAAATCTTTACAGGTCGCTAAAAGATGTACTAAAAGCGCAGCATATTATGGAATTGAAGATGTAGAATTATTTAAAGCTACTACTCCAAAAGATAAACCAATTAAAATGCTAAAAGATCGAGGCATTGAACCTGCCGGATTTACTGAAGTATATTCAAGACCAGAGAGATGTATGAGCGGATTTCTTTCTCATCATAGATTGTGGGAACAATGCGCTGAAGAGAATGATGAACCATATATCATTTTTGAGCATGATGCTATTATGACTGGTCAGTTAGGAATAATGCCGAGAATGCATTGGGATGCTCCAGTTCTGGTTTCAATTGGTGCTCCATCATATGGTAAATTTCATACTCCATCTAAATTAGGTTTAAATAAATTAGTATCTAAACAATATCTTCCAGGCGCCCACGCTTACATGATTAATTCATCAGCCGCAAAAGCTCTTATTACTCGTGCTAAGATCGATGCATGTCCTACAGATGTATTCATTCATAATAATCGCTTTGATTTTTTACACGAGCTATATCCATATGTTGCAGAAGCAAAAGATAGCTTTACAACTATTCAAAAAGAACAGGGCTGTCTTGCAAAGCATGGATATGGTGAAGCTTATGAAATTATTTGATAAAGCATTTTTAACAGGATGCGATGAAAAAACTGAATGGATGCTTCCATGGTTTCTTGAAAATTATAGTAAGTGGAATAATACTCCACTAATATTTGCTAATTTTGGAGTATCAAAAGATTGTTTAAAAGCTATAAAAGATAAATCTAAAAATAATCCTATAAAACACGTTGTTGATATGACTAAACATAAAGAGAAAGGTTGGTTTAAGAAACCTAAATCAATGCTTGATGCATCCGAACTTTCTGAGTATACTTGTTGGATTGATACTGATTTTGAAATACTTTCAGATATGTCAAGTGTATTTAATTATGTAGAAGAAAACAGGCTTGGAATGGTAGAAGATAAACCATGGTCTGCAAGAAGAGGAGAAGTCTGGCATAATTCTGGTATTGTAGCATTTAAAGGTACTCCATTGATTTTGCACCAGTGGGTCGGTTTAGTAAGAACTCAACCATCAGTTGGAGATCAAGAAACATTACATGAGATGCTAAAAGAGCATCCCTTACAGAGAATGATATATATCACAAGCCTTCCAAACGAATATAACTGGCTAAGAATTCAATTACTAGACGGTCAGGACAGCAAAAAGAAAAAAGCTATTCATTGGACTGGATATAAAGGTAAAGATAAAATCAGGAGTCTAATGAGTAAATGACTAAAACAGCACATATTATTGGTAACGGCCCAAGCGCAGGTTTTTATAAGCCGTCAAAGGGATTAAAGATTCTATGCAATCTTCCACCTATGACTGTGCACAACGCATACACAACAGTAATGGTTGACTTTAAAATGATGAAAGCAATTCATGATGGTGATGTTGTTGTTCCAGGTGATTGGGTATTAGGCGCAAGACCTAATAAATGGATGGAGATGAGAAACGATTTTTATATGAAATACGCACCTCAGATCAAAGAATTTTATATGGTGTTGCCAAGATATGTTGCAAACTATACTGATTTTAATTGTGGTCATATGGCTACTCATTACACAGCTAACAAACTGAAATGCGAAGAAATTCATATGTACGGATTTGATTCTATATTTGCTTTTGATATTACGTCTAGTACAGATTTATATCTTCCATCTGATAGAGACAATATGAATACCGAAAGATTAACACGTAACTGGCGACCTGTCTGGACTAATATGTTTAAAGAGTTTAAAGATACTCAGTTTATTATTCATAACAGAACAACAGATACAAAACTAATTAAACTTTCTGATAATGTTGAAGTTCGTAAGGGTGTTAAATAAAATGTAACATTTATATCACACTTTTATCTAATATTAAAAAAATGCATCTTTAGGTGCATTTTTTTGTTTACAATTGGTCAAAACTAGTTTATAAAGATATTAACAAAAGGAGATATACTATGGAAAATACTTATTGGGCCAACAAAGGCAAGTACCAAACAGACTATGATCGTTTAGCTAATCTAATGCCAGCCATAGGTGATGCTGATAGTGTAGCAGGCGAAATGATCCGGAGTATTAGCCGCTTAGGTCATGAATTATACAATAACGGTATGGGAAATAACAGCTCAGGTGCTGTTAACTTTCTTCTTAATCACGATTGTATCGATGCTGCTACTCATGAAATAATCTATCCATTTACACGTGGTCGTCTTTATGAAGGCAATTACAATGGTGATACATTTCAAAAAGCAGTTGAAAGCGCTATTGATCAAACTCTTTTTCACATCTTACAAAATCCTGGTTTAGAAACAGAGCTTAATACCGAAAGCATGTTTGATGCCGAAGAGGAAGAGCAACAATTTTGCGAAGAATGTGGTGATGAATTAGATCAATTTGATGGTCATATGTGCAATTCTTGTGAAGACGATATGTGGTTTTCGGATGAAGAAGAGGAAGATTATTAATGTATGAAGTTCGTTGTTATGACTGGATCGAGGGCGTTAAAACCCTCGTTGCATGGTCGTCTAATATAAATAAAACTACGGCCGTTAAATTTTGTAATGAGTATTATCGTGAAGGTCATGCTCTTATCGAAATGAAAAACTTAGAAAAGGTTAAATCATGAAAAACTTAGATACACTTGATGTTATATTATATGGTCTATGGCTCGGGAGTGCTATGATCGCTATTGATTATTTCTTCATTCCAGGAGGAATTTATTAATGGATTTTGAAGATTTTTTTAATAGCTTTAAGCGTACTAACCCTGTCCCGTCTTCTGGCGCAGATGAACTATGTGTACATGCTCTTTTAGCTGGTTATCATCAACCAAAATATGATCCAGAAAAAATTACTGATATGTTTATTGCTGATGCATATAGCGGTCACCTTGGACTTCTTGAAGAAGAAGAAGTTGAAATGGCTCTTCGACTTATAAAGGAATTAATAGACTCTGCGAAAACAAAAGATATAAACTTATAAATAGAATAAAATAACGCAATACAAAGGTAGACATAGTATGATTAAAACTTTTAGTAAATTTACAGACGGGCTTGCTGTAAAAAAAGCAAAAGAATCAAATGATAAAAAACAGAGTCCTACTAAGTTTTTGCAACCTATTATAAAAAGATTTCCAAAGCATGCTGCTGAGTTGAAAAATCATATTAATACTCATGTTGAATTAGATGGTCCTAGTGGTTATGCCAAACTCAGAAAAGATATTCATGCGACTTTAGATAAAATAGGAAAATAATCATGGAAGAGGAAGATAAAGGCTTTTATATTGATGACGACGGTGTAGCAGTTATTCTTGAACCTATTCATTTTAAATATCCATATGGCAGGGATGACGATGACGATGAAGACATTTAAACAGTATTCAAAAGATTCAAAAGAAGACAAGGGTTATTATATTAACAAGGATGGCGTAGCAGTTATTCTTGAACCTATTGGTAATCATAGGATTAATATATCTAAAAAGAAAAATATCAAAGAGTCTTATAAGCCTAACGTTGAAAGTGGCGCTCCGATGGAAATCGAGTTACGTAGACATGGCGGGCGTGATATGTATGCTGGTAGCGAACATTTCGTAAAATTACATAAAGAAATAGCAAAAAACACTGGTGATGTTACTAAAGAAACAAAAGAAGCAATAAATAATTATAGTAACGGATCATATAATTTAAATAAACATTTAATTCATAAGCACATGGTAAAACATGGTAAACCCGTTCCAAAAGATCATTGGAAGCATCTTGGTCAAGCTAAAAAAGATAAAAATGGTAATAAAACTCCATACAAAGACAATATTGACCATTGGGAAAAAGAACACTCACATTTAATGAAAGGTTTTAGAAAAGCAGGTACTCACGTGAAATTATTTGCGGGTGTCAGCGCGAGAACACATAATGCGCTTAAAGATTCTAAAGACGGCGTTATAGAGCACGTAAGCTACGCTTCGGTTACACCAAAATTATCTATTGCTAAAGCTTTTGCTGAAAATAAAAAATCAGATAAATCAAATACACATTATTATAATGTCTATCATACACATCCTGACGACGAAGTATTACATATGCAACCTCATAGTAATATGAAAGAAGAAGAAGAATTTGGTATAAAGCCAGGTTCTCACCACAAACATTTTAAAACTACACGCCATACTGATGAGGATGGCAACACTCATATATTCAATCATTTTAAATCACATAACGAAAGTAAATAATGGAAAGATTTGGATCATTCATAAAAGATGAAGGTTTTTATATGAGCAATGGTGTGGTTACTCTCAGCAAAGCTATAGGTGACAAAACTCCTAGAACAAAAAGAATTGAAAGAGGTATATTTGAAGGATTTGATACTACCGGTTTTAAGCAGGCAAAAAAAGAAAAACGGGTCGATCATAAACATCACGAGCCTCGTGATGACTTACATGATAATAAAAAAAGAACACATATTGATGATGTTCAGATGAATAAGAATATCTTTGGTGAAACTGGTCATGAACTCAGCACATCACATCGCGGATCTGACATAGAAGAAGTAGGCTCTTTATCAAGTAAACTTGAACAAAAAATGACACCAGCGCAACACAAAGCTTTTCGTCATTTTACAGCTGGAAAATCTGACACAGTTGGCGATGGTAAAAAATGGGCATCTAGTCAGATATCTCAACATTTTATAACTAAGCATAAACTTAAAACAGAAAATAAAAAGTTGGGTGAATACCATCCACATGCACTTGTTGGTCAAGATAAAGACGCTGCAGATCATCTTAAAACCGCAGCTAAACCTCTTGGCCATAGGGTACATCTTTATTCTGGTGTTCATCCTTCATTTGTAAAAGCTATCAAACATGCTGAAAAACATACTGATGGCGTTGTTCATTCATCGGCTCAGATTTCTACTACTCACGATGCGCGCACTGGCGCTGGATTTGCAGTTCATTCTGGACATGATAGTACACAGTTTTTCCCTTTAAATAAAAATACAAATAATGAAAATGTAGGTAAAACAACCAAACATATGATTCACGTTGACGCGAAAGCTAGTGATAAAGGTATTCATATGAGTGGTGTAGAAGGTAACAAACATGCTGCTGAAGCAGAAACGGTACTTCCACCTGGAACACATTTAAAATACTCGCATACTACACATCATTATCACACTGTGATAGACTCCAATGGTGATCATGATCATCATAGAATAGACGTGCATCACTGTACAATTCATAAACAAGATTAAAAAAAATGCATAATATTGAAAATAATCCTTTACAATCGCTCTAAAATGTGTTAATATGTATCTAACAACAAAGGATATGATTATGATTGATACAAATACCCCTCAACCACAACTTAGCGCGATAAATTCCAACTTCCCTAGACAAGCTATCTTTAATGAGCTTCAACGCATTAATGGCTTTGAAAATGTTCAAGGTGAACAGTCTATATCGATGGTTCAAGCTAAAGTAGTTGATCCTCGTTATGAACCACAAAATGGTGTATATGAAACTGAATATAATGGTTTTGAAATTGCTCTTGGTCCACAAACTTTAATTCACACTAAAGAGGGTAATGTATAATGGATTATCAAGTTAGTATTACACTTATTGCTTGTGCAATGTCAATCTCAGCTTTTGTGATTGGCTATGTTCTTGGTATGAAACATGCATGGGCAGACTCTAAAAAATGATAGAAGCTATCAGAATTTTTATTGATACCATTGCAAATGCATTTAAATGTATTGTATGGTTCTTAGCCTTTTGTGCTTTGTGCAAATATCTTGAAATCCTTATGTATTCGGTGCCTTAATATGATTCGTAAAACAACAAGAGCTTCTGAGATAGTTATTGACCTTGATGGTCCTAATGGTAACGCATTTTATCTATTAAAAGTAGCAAAAGAATATGCTCATTCAATGGGTATGAAAGCATCGCCTATTATGTCTGAAATGTGCGCAGGTACAGATTACTATAAATTGGTAAAAGTATTTGAAAAATATTTTGGCCATTTCGTTGTTCTAGAAACTAACAATCTAGAACTATTGAAGTATATGCAGAAATGATTGTATCACTTACTGAAAAAGCAAAAGAATATATGACGAATCAGTTAGTTTTGGCTGATAAAAATTATGTACTTCTTGAAGTAAAAGGTGGCGGGTGTAGCGGGTTTAAATATGATTGGACATACGTAGATGATGAGTCAAAAGGGACGGTTATAGATAACACTTTAGTTATTGATGCTATGGCTGAAATGTTTTTATTTGGTTGTACGATTGACTATATAACTGAACTAGGCGGAAACTATTTAGTTGTAAAAAATCCACAAGCAACAGCTCAATGTGGATGTGGAGAAAGTTTCGCAATATAATATAAGTATTGGTCCCTTAGCTCAGCTGGATAGAGCAAGTGCCTTCTAAGCACTAGGTCAGAGGTTCGAATCCTCTAGGGTCCGCCAGACACTAACTATGAACTAAAGGGTGATTAGTTAGTGAAACCCTATAGATTTTGGAGGCCCCAATCTATAGGTCGGTACAAGCGCTGATACCGCGAAACTCAGCCGGTTGCTGCATACGTAAAATGCAGATAGAAGGGGAGGCACTGCAGAAGGTCTCCCCTTTGATTTACTAATATAAGGATTAACGAGTTGTATAAATTAATGAGAAATAATAAGATAGTTCAACAAGTTGTAATGACCGGTGAATTAGGATATATGATATATAAAACACCTACTGTAGTTGACTTAACATTTGATAACGAAAATAAAGCACTTGAAGTTGCTGATCTGTTAAATGCTAAAGTAGTAGAAGAAGAATTCGCGAAAGTAGCTTAGTGGTTAAAGCCCCCCGCTCATAACGGGTTGATCGTAGGTTCAAATCCTACCTTTCGCACCATAATAAGGAGGATTATAAATGGAAGTAAAAGGACCAGGTTTTTCACACCATTATGCCACTCAGCCTCTTGAGTTAATAGTAAAGACTCAAGCCGCAAAAGAACAACAAATGAATATTGTTGAAAATATTCGACGAAGAACAGAACAATCAATAAAGGCTCCACAAAAAGCTTTAGCACAATCTTATGAAGGACATAATGGGACTTATGGCGCTGATGGTAGAAAAACACATATTCCACAAGTTGAAGCAAAAAGGGTAGATATAAAAGCATGACTAAGTCAATTGGACCAAATGATATTGTTCCACCAAAATACTATTCTGGTTGGGGACATGGTGAACATAATAAACATGAACAAAGCTATATAGTAGATAGTTCTAGTGATATGGTTGATTATACTTTTGAAATTTCAGATGAAATAGATACATCTGGGCCATTTAAATCTGCATTTGAAGCATCAACAGAAGGAGTAATTAGACAAGAATTTATTACGTATAGAATGCGTGATGGAATGATGATAAAAGAAGTTAATGTAAGAAAATATACACCAGACGATTATATCGATTCAAAAGATGCGATTCCATTAGGGGAGATAGGTAAGTGAAAGAACAATTGTTGCTAGCATGTCGTATGCATGCTGAAGGTGAACTAGAAAGAGCTAAAACTAATTTTATGGTTTATTTAAATAATCCTGTTGGTATTGGCGAACATAGTGATATTGTAGAGGCTATGCAAAAAGAGCTTAGTACTATGGGTCATGCAAGTGAACGTCTTGAAATGTTAAGTAAGCATTTTGAATAGAAGAATAAAATTATTTATTGCTTGGTATAAACAATTAAGGGAAAGGAGACACGAATTTCCTTTCCCTTGGTACTATCACACTTCATATAATATTTGGAATTGTTTTCGTTGGGCTGTATATAATTCAGCTAATAATGATATTAATGGAAATTATTTGTATAAATATTCCCAATGTGGCAAATATAAGAAAAGGATAAGATAGTGACACAATTGATTGAACCAAAAAAATTTACAAAAGCAGTTGACCTTTTAAGGTCATTTTTTTTGAATAGAGGCTTTGAAGAAGTACATACACAAAACCGATTAAGCATTTTAGCTGCATGTGAAGATCCAGAAAATGTAGCAACATATAATTATGAAGGGCAAATATGGCCTCTTCCTCAAACTGGCCAGATGTGGTTGGAATATGAATTATTAACTCGCCCCTCTTCGAAGGGGTTTTTTTGTGTCTCGACTTCGTATAGACAAGAACCAAATGCAATTCCTGGAAGACATGATACGATTTTTCCGATGTTTGAATTTGAAATGCCAGGAGACATCGATGATCTTAAGACTATGGAATATCAATTATGTAATCATTTAGGATTTGATATTCCAACAGAAAAAACATATCGTGAATGGCAACAACATTACGGTCTAAGTTCTACTACAGAATTAGATGCTCAGCACGAGTTAGCAATGGAAGCTAGTTTTGGTAGTTCTATGATTACAGAATTTCCTGAATTTACAAGTCCATTTTGGAATATGTCAAGAAATGAAGATGGTACAAGTAAGAAGATTGATGTTATCCTTGGTGGTATGGAAACAATTGGTAGTGCAGAACGCAGTACTGATAAAGACCAAATGCGAGATACATTTCATACTATTTCAAATGGCGAATATGCTGGTCTTATTAACCAATTATTTGGTAAAGATCGCGTTGAAGCAGAACTTGAAAAGTTTCTTGAATTTGATTTCTTTCCAAGAGTTGGTGGTGGAATTGGTATGACACGCATGATCAGTGCGCTCGATACTCTTAAAAAGTAAGAATAATCCAAGGTGGTGGAATAGGTAGACACGCAGCACTGTTTATGCTGTGAATATGTAGTCTTAGCAAAAGAATATTTATATTCGTGCAGGTTCGAATCCTGCCCTTGGAGCCAAATATATATAGTATATATTATAAGGAGATAGTGAATGAGTAAAATTATTGAATTTCCTCAAACATCAGAATTGGATAAACAATTTATGGATATTGAAACACAACAAAAAATTATTAGAGATCAGGCAGCGCAGATTAAAAAGCTTGAAGACGAGAAAAAAGCTAAAGCTGAGCTTCGTGAAGAAGGCGGGCAAATTAAAGGCGAAGCAGTCTTTCTAAGCGAGTAAACATATAAATAGTATTATCTAAAAAATACAAGGTAATACTATTATGGCACAACCAATAAATCAATTAAGTTTTAAAGCCAGAAGTCTCTTGTTTGCTCAACTATCAGCAATCGCATATTCTGATCTTAAAGAAGCTAAAACAGCGGCCCGTAAACTCGAATTCAATACCGTTGAATTTTATGATGTTAACGGTGCGCAAGCCTATCGGTTTATGAATAAGTATGATTGTATTATAGCATGTCGAGGAACACAGCCTACAGAATTTAATGATATTAAAGCTGATTTACAATCTATTCCGGTAATGGCTGAAACTGTATCAAGAGTGCATAAAGGATTTAAAGCTGAGGTCGATGAGCTTTGGCCAGCTATATATGAAGATTTAACCAGAAAACCAAATAGTAGCAAAACACTTTGGTTTTGCGGACATTCGCTTGGTGCTGGCATGGCAACTATTATGTCGTCAAGATGCTTACACAATTTATTTTTAAAAGATCCGGTTGAACTGTATACATTTGGTTCTCCTCGTGTAGGCTTTAAAAAATACTGCAAATCTCTTGGTGTAGTCCACCATAGATTCGTAAATAATAATGATGTTGTTACACGTGTGCCCTTGGTAATGATGGGTTATAGACATCACGGAACAGAACATTATATGAATTCAGAAGGCCAAGTAGTAAAAATATCTGGATTTAAAAGATTTTGGGATAGATTAAAAGGCATGGCAGGTGGCGTTATGAAATTAAAGATAGATAATTTTAGCGATCACAGTATGGATTGCTACATAAAAAATATAAAAAATATGAAAGAGTAGAGATCCAGGAGACTACTCTTGGATTTTCCTAGAAATTGGTTGATTGACGACCCATGTGACGACTGTACGCATTGGCTAGCTGTGCTGTTTAAATAGTTGTTTACTTTTTATTAAAAAAGTGGTATAATTGTTATTAGATAAAATGGAGAGACGAAGATGAAAAAATTACTTTTATTGTGTTCAGCACTTGCATTAGTTAGCACTACTAGTCACGCCGCTACTCGACTTGCTCATGTTACTCATATTCAAGATCGTGGCCATCAATGTCAAAGCTCTTCTAATTTCTTAAGCTCTTTAGTTATTGGTGCTGTGATTGGAAAAATTCTTGTAGGCAATGACAAAGGAGCAATAATTGGATCGGCACTTGGGGCTGGACTTAGTAATAACACTAAAACATGTTATAAAGTTCGAACAGTATTTTGGAGAGCTGAGAGCTATGGCAGATCTTATAGAGGCCAAACCAATGTAAAAGGAAATCAATATATTGGGTCAACAATTTATGTGGACGGATTACCATAATGAAAAAAGATGAAATGGAACTTGAGCGCTTGGGTGAGATTATAAATTATATTAGTGGTAAATTAATGGACGACGGTAATTCGCCCGAGTTAATTGCTGGAGTATTAGCTGCGTGTTCTTTAAGCATATATAGATCTGTCTTAAATGATGAAGAATATGAATCAATGATCGATGAAATTAGTAAGTGTAGAGGTCAAGTAGGTCCGTTCATGCGAAGGACTGAAGTAGATGCTACAACAATAACTCGTCGTAGTAAATATCTACACTAAAGATAAAAGGAGTATTAATATGGTACAGTTAACAGACGATACAGAAGCTGAACGTTATCGAAAGATACTCCTGCAACAAGCAAATACAATCGAAATATTGAAGAAACAGTTAGCCGAAGAAGTGAAAGAAAAATATGCATATATGAAACGAATCGGAGAATTAACAAATGTTTAAGAAAGTATTATTAGCAACTATAATATTTGTAGTAGCATCTTGCACTGCAAGTATATCAGTAAAAGCAGATCCTGAAATCTATATAGAACCTTTAGAACCAAATGTAATTAGTCCTGAAAAAGATAAAAATAACTTTGAAAACTATAGCGTTACTCGTAATCCTACACAGCAATCAATAAGAATTCCATGTGATACCGAAGAATATTTGAAAACATTACTTGATAAAGAACATGGAGAAAAGCTTTTATTTGAAGCAAGAGGATTAATATTTGGAATTCCTCCTGGACGGCCTCCACAATTTGCTCAGCCAATGGGAATTGATATTAGTGTATATGTGAATCAGAATACCGGAACATTTACAGTTGCTGGAACTGCTGGTGGATACTCATGTATTATTGTAAATGGAACTGATTTCTCTCCTGGTGGATTTTAAAGATGGAAACTGCTATGTGGATGATATATTCGCTTTTCATATTATCAGCTGATGCTAATGATAGACATGTAATAGAAGGCACGACATTTAATTCTTCTGAAAAATGTGTTCAATTTACAAGAACGAATATTGACTTTCTTTCAAAAGGTTTGATCGAAAGATTAAATAGACAGTACGGAATTAAAAAATGGAAGCCTTTAGAAATTGGATGTGTTGAAGTTGGAGGAAATCCAAATGAAAGAATTGTTTTAGTACTGGATAAATGGAAAATGTTAGACGGACAGATTATAATTGAAAGTGAAGGCCAGAGCCTATGACTGAACTCGAAATTGAAATTGAATTGAATAGACAAATATCTGATTATTATCATATCGAACGATCAAAAAATTTCAGAAGAAACATACATGACGCACAACAAAGAAGTAAGCTAATGGATTTAAGTATTACACCAGTCGAAAAACAAGAAAGTTATCATGCGTACATAGCTAGACGTTATAAAGAAATAGAGGAACAATAGATGAGTGACATTTTTGATTTTGGATTTACAGCAGTTACAGAAGAAGAACTTGAAGCAGTTCAAGATGCTGTTCAATCTCAAGCAAGTATTGGAGAAAATTTAGAGGCATTACAAGAAAAAGTTGATAAGCTGTATAATTCAATGATTCCATTACTATCTAATCTAAAGAAAAATCCACAGAAAGATTATATTCATTGGCCAAATAGACTTGAAAAAGTAGAACAATTTGAAAATCTGCTTACTAAAATCTATAAAGGTTAATTGTGACAAATATGTTACACCTATAATCAAATGCATCTTCGGGTGCATTTTTTTGTTTACATTTACTCCTAAATGGTATAGACTATATCTAACAAAGGAGAATACAACATGTCAGAATATAGAGAAATTGCTAAGATGCTCCGCCAGTTAATCGCTAACACACAATCATCAGAAGATCCAATTCCAGCAGGTCACATCTTGGCTTTGTCAGAAGTCTTTGATGATAAGGCTGATGCTATTGAATTGGATATGATTGTAGAAATGCAAAGGAATGGATGGATATGATTGTAGAAATGCAAAGGAATGTAGTATGATTTTCTATCGCCCTCACCAAAAGTCAGTTGTAGTTGACCTTAAAGAAAAAGGTTGGCACGGCGAACACATTATGAAGTTTCTTGACTATGTAAATAAGAAAGAAACTTTGATTGAAACTGGTCGTAAGAATGGTAAACATTCCCGGGACTCAGCTAAATCAAAAGTTTATAGCGCTGAGTTTAAGTACGAACGTACTTATGGATATGGTAAAAAGTTTAAAAATCTTGAAGAAGCTCAAAAATATTGTGACAAAGTTTTAGCTTCAAAGACTTGGAAAAAAATATCAACTGCTGGTGTAAAGAATATTGCTTTGGCTGAAATGACTGGTAGCAGGACAATGGGCAGAGCATGGTCTCATAATATTGATCTTAATCGTAAAAGCGGTTTAAATCAATATGTTCTTCTCCATGAGATGGCACATAGCGCAGGCAATATGCACCACGATGTACGCTTTCGTATTAATCTTCTTAAACTGGTTTCTCGTTTTATTGGCAGCGAACAAGCTGCTTATCTTAAAGCTTGCTTCAAAGAAAAGAAGTTGAAAGTTACTGAGTCATCAAATATCAAATCTCCAGAAGTCTGGAAAAAGGGATATGACCGATTAGCAGCTGCTCGTAAAGAAAAAATGCTAGCATGAAAATATGTCAGCCAGCCTTATATAATTATCACGATTTAGAATTTATTTCTAAGCTGGTGACAAAAAGGCTGGCTGACAATATTGACGATAAGTCAATTATCGAAGAAGTAAAAAACAAAGTAGGATCAACCTACATGGAATATACCATGAAACAAATTGAGGTACAAAAATGTTCGAACAACCGATTCTTGAAGGCATCTTCCTAGCATGTCTTCTTATAGCAATGTTAACATAGGAGAAATATAATGACATATGATAAGCGTCATGGTGGTCCATACGATAGAGGAGCCGCCGATAGTTATTATAGAAGAGGTTTTAATCCTCATTATTTTGTTGAGGGTACATATAATAGTCCATGTATTAAAATGGAAGATATGATTCCAAAAGAAATTGTAGATTATACTAAAGGATTTAATGATAACGAAGAAGATGGTTGCTATAAAGAGTGGTAATATTAATGTGACAAATATGTTACACCTATAATTTAATGCATCTTCGGGTGCATTTTTTTGTTTACAATTGGCCAAAAATAGTATAGACTATATTTAACAAAGGAGAAACTAAATGACATACACACTCTTAAATCAAAACCAAACTTCTACAACTACTTTCAACACTATTCCTCAAATCATTTCTCATATCAAATCACTAAACCTTCCATCATCTACTTTACATATGATTTTTCCACCTCATAATCCATCAACTTCTGTATTCTTTCTCTTAACTTTAAAACAACTTATTAAAACATTCAAAAATTCTCCTAATGAACTTAATTAAAAATATTATACAAAGGAGAAACTAAATGAAATCTTTCACTTTTCAACCTAACCCAACCTTTCAATTTTCACTTCTTCCTATCTTCACTGATGGATTAGGGATTGACTACACAATCAATCCTGACAATACTGTTACTTTCTCTTCAAATGATGAAGATGCCCTTGAAGAATGCTGGGAACAACTATACGACGATCCCTTTGACCTCATGGCGGTATAATAATATGATTCTTGATACATACAATAAACCCACAAAAATTTCAAACGAAGTTCTTGACTCGGTAGTTTCATATGCAAATGAAATGCTTATTCTTGAAGATCTTGAAGAACTTCAAATTATATTTAAAAGTAAAAATGGAGATAATTGTGGCTATTTTGACGGTATTGGCGATGAAGAAGATGGCGTTGCTGCTATCGAAATTAATAGTAAAAAATCAGTCGAAGAAATAATAAAAACAATTTTTCATGAACTTGTCCATGTTCAACAAGTCCTTCATGAAAAATTCTGTGATATCGAAAAGACTTGGTTTGGCGAAACATATGAAGGGATTGATTATGAAAATCTCCCTTGGGAAATAGATGCATTTGAAAAGGAAGAAATTCTTTGGAATTCTTTTCAAAATATTGAAAATAATCCTTTACATTCGCTTAAAAGTGTGATAGATTAGACTTAACAAAGGAGAATATTATGATTGCTAAAAACCTAGATGATCGGCTGGCAATAATTAAAGCAATTGCTGAAAAGCAAAAAAACGAAAAGGCTCGCAAAGAGCGGTTGGCAACAATTCGTAAAAATACTGCAAAAGTTCGTATCGTTGCTCGTAAAAAGCGTACAGCAGATGATAAAAAGTTGGCTGATTTTACTGGCGGTCAAAATAATGTTAATCATTATACTGATGCATCTAAATATGCTAAAACATATTATGGCGAGACACTCCACGAAACAACTCGTCACGATACAGATTGGGGAGACTACTAATGATTAAACCATTATGGATCGCATTCACTCTATTTTTCGGTGGGCTTGGTATTTGTCTTATAATACTGGACTCGATTGCAGGATACTTAATGTGCTATGGCGTATTAGTTTGGCTGTTTATAGCAAACAATACAGATCAACTGTTTATCGAAAAAGAAGATGAAGAAGAGGATTACTAGTAATGGTTATATTAATAGTTCTAGCTGTAATATGTCTATCTGTTCCGTTAGTTGGTATTATGTGGATGTTCTGGGATATGTTTTTAGGGAGTAAAAAATAATGGAAATTATGACAATTATCAACCTTTTCGTGGGCATTTTCTGTTTACGTGCTTATCTAAAAAGTGATCTTCACGAAGATCCATTTTGGGTTACTTATGGACTTTTATTAATTTCTGCAGGAAACTTAGGCATAGTTCTTTATAAACTGTCTAACTAAGGAATTCGATATGGAAGATTATAAAGCATTTGGTAATACACTTACATTCGCAACAAAAGCGCATTCCAATCAAAAACGTAAGTATACCGGTGAAGATTACATCACGCACCCTATCGCAGTTGCTGATATGATCGAAGAGCATCTGGATGACAATCCGCATTATACAGATCCTCATGGCCCAAACCCAGTTAGTGTTACTGTGGCTATGTCTGTGGCGCTTCTTCATGATGTTGTTGAAGATACATCATATAATCATAAAGACATCAGAGAGCAGTTTGGAGATGAAGTCGCGAAAGGTGTATGGTTTCTTACAGACGTTGAAACGTTTGTTGGTAATCGATCACTTCGAAAAAAGCTTGATCGTGATCGCTTAGCAAAAGCGCCGTATTGGGTAAGATTAATTAAGAAATTTGATATTCAGCATAATGCTGAAAGTATCAAAAAGCACGATCCTAAGTTCTGGGGAATTTTCAAACGAGAAACTGATGAGTTGCTTGAAGCTATGGGTATGCATAGCGACGAATACTATAACGGGCCAGCTGATATTCAGTTGGCATTTTAAAGGAGACTACTATGACTAATGATTTTAAATGGAATGTTCATCAAGACCCGGCAAGAATTAATCAAAAGCTGTGGCATGTAACATCTGGGCAAACGCTTAGGACTGTTTGCACTTCTGAAGAAGATGCAATTAAAATGTGTGAAAACTTAAATAAAGATCGTTGGCACCTTGACCGTGGTCAAACACGTCAAGATCGATGGGGTCATAGTAGTTCTAACATTAAAAACCAGTGGACATTCCAGTTGCAGTGATTTGGAGAAAACTAATGAATGAGCCTAATACACACGGATTTGAAAAGGAGGAAAATGAACATGATGTTGTGGACAAGGTTTATTTAGATATTAATCCTCGTCCACAGCAATCTGAAGTTGTTCAATCACTTAAAAACCAAGCAGGTGAAGAATGGAAGGCTAGATGTACTGAGCATTATGCTTGGAAAGCCGCTGATCATATTATTCAATTAGAAGAAGAAATCAAGTTTTTAAAAAAACTTATCAATAAGTATCATTTAGAAAATGATGCATTTACCGGAAAGGGTAATATCAATGACTGAAGTATTAAATGAAACCGCTAACAGTGATTCTCGTGATAAGTTTATGGGAATGCTTACATCAGGTGTATGCGAAGTAACCTTTACAAAAGTAAATGGCGATAAGCGAGTTATGACTTGCACTTTGCTAGAAGGTATGATTCCATCTGCTGAAAAAGATGAGCCTATTACTCAAAAGAAAGTTCGTGCTGTAAATCCTGAAGTCATTCCATGCTGGGACACGACCGCAAAAGGCTGGCGGTCTTTTCGTGTCGATAGCGTACAGGAATGTAAATATGTTTATCGCCCAAAAGTTTATTCTATGTAAATTAAAATAATCCTTTACAATCTCTTAAAAGTGTGATAGATTAAATCTAACGATAAAGGAGTATACAATGTCTATGCATATGATTCAAGGTGTTCAAGTACATGGCAAATCTAAAATCAAAAAGAAGCCGGGTTGGAAAGCAAGGGAAGCTGAACATCAAGCTTTTCTTGATCGTATGGGTGTGAAAGGAACTAAACAAGATTATCGTCATGAGCGGCCAAAATTTAAAGTTTCAAGAGATCAATTGTCAAATAGTATTGATAATGGTACACTAAAAGAAACGAATAAATATACAGGTAATGAGATTGCTGGTATTGTTGTAACACATAAAAGTAATCTTATGCCAATTCGTAAAGACAACAAACAGTCAGCAATTGATGCGGCGAGTATGCGTAGATGATTTTAGATAAACACGTTATTAAAATAATTACTAATAATGTGAATATGACGGTGCCATATTACCTTATGGCATCGTATGCTTATTATGAAAAAGATGATCCAATATTATCTGATGATTTTTATGATAAATTAGCAAAAAATATTATTAAGCAATGGGACAACATTGAACACTATCATAAACATCTATTGAGTAAAGACATGTTAGAAGCAGGTAGTTATATTGGAAAATATCCAACTATCATCTCGGCGTCCCTCAAGAGCTTAAGAAAGGCCGCTAAGAAATGAATCAGAAAGATAGAGACTTTATCATTAATGTAGTCGATCGACTTCTAAAAGCCCCTTATGCAACTCTTACTAATTCTGAAATTGTTAAATTAAAAGGTTTACTTAGAAAATTATGATTACAGTTGAACATAAATATGATCATAGTATTATTACCATTTTAGATAATAATGGAAAAACCGATGATGTTGAAATTATAGTTGACGAAGAACTTTGTTATATTCGTCAATACACTGATGACGATGATTTTAATATTGTGGTAATATCACCATACATGTTAAAAGAATTAGTAGCGGCATATGATATGGCTGAAGGCTCATATGTCACTGCAGGTAAATCATAAAAAAAATAAAAAAAATGCGTTTAAGGGTTTACAATGACTCTTATTTGTGTTATTATAGTCATATGTTAAGGAGATAACTATGCTTGAACTTGGTTTACTAGTCAGTGGAATTATTATTACTTCTTTTGTTCTTGGTCGCAGAAATGCAGAAGAAAAAAACGTCGAAGGCATAATTGATCTTGTAATTACTAAACTATGTCATGATGGCTATATTCATTACGAAGAAATGGATGATGGAGATTATGACTTAATCAAAATAGAGGACTTTAATAATGGTAACTCGTAAGCTTGGAAAAAAAGTTAAAGCTAAGCAAACATTTTCCCGACGTAAGTCAACTGGATTTGCGGCAGGGCCAATGGGAAACTTTCGTGATTTCAATGATTATTGCCGTACTGATCTTGATAAAAAAGATGTTTCATCAAAAATTAAATCTTATATTAAAACAACTATGCCAAAAGATCAGGCTAAAATCGCCATTGAAGCGCCTGAATGGGCTTTTACTTCTATACCTTTTGTAGCAGCTACTATTGCATGGAAAGAAATGGGTAAGGAATTTCCGGTATGGTGGAAAGCTGAAGATTGCTTAAATCGTCATATGAAAGAAATTCTAACTCGTGGCAAAAACAATATTGCTCGAAAAGCTGAACTAGGTGACGACACATCACCTCAAAGAAAAACTATACAGGAAATTTTAAAAGAAAAAACATCAGAATTTATTGCCCAAGTTGAATATGTTCTTGATCAATATGATCCTAAAAATCATAAGGAATGCATGAACTATTCACTCTATGATGAATTAAAAAAAGTTGATGCTGCAAATAATACAGCCAAAGCTGTTTTGGATTACTATACACCTATTCGTAATGAAGCAAAAGAATTAGTTGAAGATAAAACCGAAGATTTGGTCGAGGCATTTTCATATCTTTCCGTTTCAGAACGTAAAAAATATTTTGAATTTCTCAATCAACTCGTAAATGATGCTGATAAATTCATGGCATCAAAAAAAGCATTGCGAGCTACTCGTAAGCCAAAGGTTAAAACTGCAGATAAGCAAGTTGAAAAACTCAATTACGCAAAAGAGTCAAAGGAGTTTAAGCTTACTTCAATCCATCCAACTTCTATAATTGGTGCAATGCGTTTATATACCTTTAATGTAAAATATAAAGAGCTAACAGAATATGTATGCCAAAAATCTATTGGGTTTGAAGTAAAGGGTACTACTATTCTAGGCCTTGATGCTGATCTTTCACGTAGCACTAAACTTCGCAAGCCAGATGATTTTATAAAAGCAGTTTTAACAAAATCTGCAAATCAAATTAGAAAAGAATGGTCTGAGCTCACGACTAAAACTAAAGATGAAGTAAATGGTCGCATCAATAAGGATACAATCCTTGTTAGAGTTATGGCTAAATAGAAAGGATGGTTATGCAAGAAGAAGTTAAGTTTATGAACAGAGCCAAGTTTGGTAAGTTAATTGAAGAGCAAGTTGTTGATAAAAAATTATCATATATGGAAGCTGTTATTGTGACATGTGACATCACTAATATTGATCCACAAGATGTAAAAAAGTTTATATCAAATGTGATTCGAGAAAAAATTGAAGCTGAAGCAATGAGTCTTAATTTTTTACCAAAGCAAAATGAATTGCTATTTGAATGATACGATGGTGGGATTATGTAGTGATATACATATTTGCAGATATACTTTCGTATATTGTAATTAATCTTTCTAGCAGCCTTATAATCGTGGCGGTG